GTCAGAAGCATATCCTGGTGAAGAAACACAATCCAACACTTGATATTCGGTTTGTCTTTAGTAACTCTAAAGCACGGATTAGCAAGACTAGTCATACTACCTACGCTGCTTGGTGTGAAAAGAATGGCTTTAAGTATGCAGACAAGACAATCCCTGAGGAGTGGCTAAGTGAGTAAAGACACAGGCGGGCCAGCGTTTCCTGCTGGCACAGCATTTCAAGGCATGACCCTGCGCGACTACTTTGCTGCCAAGGCGATGCAGGGGATTATTTCTGCATGGAATACGGGAATGCCGCCCGGTCAACTTACATCAGAAGCTGCATACCAATATGCTGACGCCATGATTAAAGCAAGGAACAACAATGAATAGTATGTTTAAGATGTTAGAGAACGACGCAGTACGAGAAGCCTGGAATGAAGTCATGGAGGCTCTGGTAGTAGAGAAACTGAAAGAGGACTCCCTCTTGTGTCTTGATTGGGATGACATTGAGACTGCAGAGGCTATCTTGGTTGTTCTCCGCTACTTTATGCCTTATAATCAGTTCCGTAGTTTCCTTGAGGAGGTACGTGATGCAGGTATCGACAACAAGCGATAACAATGTCATCTACACGTTCACCAAAGAGGAACAAAAATACCTGATGGAACATCATATCTGGTATCTGCTTCTTAGTAAGCTGACGTACAAAGAAACTGTAAAGGTAGAGTAATCATGGAAGTTAATCTTCTGCATGAAAACCCAGACGGTAGCGCCTGTTATAGCTTTGATCTTACTGAAGAAGAACAGCAGCAACTTCTAAAGTATGGTATTCTTGAGGCTATAAAGAACGGTATCCGAGAGGGCAAGAAACTAACCTGTGAAGGGGATGAAGTTGAAAGTTGAACTTGTGTGGGCTACTCCTGATTTGGAGGAGAAAGTAGCTTACTGTGCTCGTGTTAGCAATCCTAACAATCAGCGTAACTATGAGACAGCACCTAAGCTGCTCAAGTATCTGATGAAGCACAAGCACTGGAGTCCTTTTGAGATGGCTAATGTTTGTATGGAGATTGAAACTACTCGTGATATTGCACGGCAGATCCTTCGCCATCGTAGCTTTAGCTTCCAGGAGTTCTCTCAGCGTTATGCAGAAGTTAGTGAGTTTGAGACACGAGAGTGCCGACTGCAGGACAACAAGAACCGACAGAACAGCTTGACTACCGATGACTTGGACACACAGGAATGGTGGTGGGCTGCTCAGAATCGTGTGAAGTCTGAAGCTGAATTCATGTATCAGGCTGCTTTGAATCGAGGCATTGCTAAGGAGCAGGCTCGGGCATTGCTTCCTGAGGGCATGGCAGTCAGTCGTATGTACATGAACGGCACACTGCGTAGCTGGTTGCACTACATTGAAGTACGTACTGATCCTAGTACACAGAAGGAGCATCGTGATGTAGCAGAGGCTTGTAAGTCAGTTATCGCTACATTGTGTCCATCTATCATGGAGATTTATCAAGAATGAACATGTATGAAGAGATTGACGAAATCCTTGACAACTTTGACTTTGAGAAAGTAAAGAAGGTCATGGACGCTCTTGAATGGAAGTATTGGGATAGCCAAGACTCTCATGTTACAATTCCAGAGCTTCGTAAAAAAGCCAGGGAGTTGCTTAAAACTGTCTATTGCAAGTCCACATTCTCAGATCACTGGTGTGCTGGTACTGGAGGCTTTGAAGCGGAACGGTGGATGTACCCTGGAGATACAAAGAAGTATCTCTATCTGAAATTTATTGTTGAGGAGCAGACGAATGCTTATTGAAGATTATCAAAAGGAAGCTTGGAACACGGCCTTGGAAACAGCTAAGAATCCTGCTTACATGGTAGCGAATCTGACCTCGGAGGCTGGTGAAGTTGCTGGTAAGTATGCCAAGTGGATTCGTGATGGTGTCTTGGACGAAGAAGGCCTTCAGAAGGAGATGGGAGATGTGTTCTGGCAGCTTGCTGGTCTGTCTACTGTGATGGGCTGGAGCTTGGCAGACATTGCTTCTAAGAACCTTCAAAAGCTGGCCTCTCGTGCAGAACGACTGACCATTGGAGGTAGCGGAGATGACCGATAATGCGTATCCTTGTAATCCCGGACTGTCAGGTTAAAGAAGGTGTTCCGCTTTCGCATCTTACATGGGCCGGAGAAGCCATCTGTGAGTATCGTCCTGATGTTGTGGTTAATCTGGGGGATTTCGCTGATATGCCTAGCCTCAGTAGTCATGACATCAAAGGTTCTAAGTACTTTGAAGGGCTTCGTTACAAGACTGACATCCAGGTTGCTAAGGAAGCGATGAAGTTGCTTCTGAAGCCTTTGAAGGACTTGCAGGCCCGACAACGGAAGAACAAGGAGAAAGTTTATAAGCCTCGTATGGTGCTGACTCTAGGTAATCATGAGAATCGTATCGACAGGGCTGTGAACAATAACCCTACCTTGGAAGGTTTGATCTCTACAAAGGACTTGGACTATGAACGTGATTGGGAAGTTTATCCTTTCCTCCGTCCTGTTTTCATTAATGGCGTGGGCTTTAATCATTACTGGCCTGTGGGAGCTATGGGGCGACCCGCTGGTAGTGCCGCTGCTATTATTAACAAGCTACATATGTCTTGTGTTGCAGGACACCAACAAGGTAAGCAGATTGCCTATGGTAAGAGAGCAGATGGTAAACCTATCTGTGCTATCATCGCTGGTAGCTATTATCTACATGATGAGTCTTACATGGATCAACTGAGTAACCGACATTGGCGTGGCCTGTTAGTGATGAATGAAGTCAATGATGGACATTTCGATGAGATGTTCCTCAGTATTGAATACTTACAAAGGAAATATGGAAATGAGCAAAAAGAAGATCAAGTACAATAAACGTGCTTTCTTGAATAAAGACACAGGCCTTGCCTCTGTACAGTGCTCTGTTGAATCTTGGGACTACAGCTATGGCTTGGATGCCTCTATTGAAATCCATGACTGTAACCGTGCTGTGAGCCTGGACTTCAGCGCCTATGGCCCTAAAGACTTGTCTGTTGCTTTCAACAAACTTGTTCGCTTTGCAGACCAGATCAATGAGATGGTTACTTTTTATGCCGATAACTTTGACGCTATCAAAGAAGACATGGAAAACAAGGAAGCTGAACGTAAAGCTAACCGTAAAAAGTACAAGCGAAAGAACTTTGCAGATCTAGTTGAGGAACTGAATGATGACAAAGACTCCAAGTGAGCACAAGTGTAATACCTGCTTCTATGGTTCCTTTGATAAGAATGTACAGCCTTGTGTGGTCTGCGAAGGCTACAACAAGTATGTTAATGTGAATGTGTTTAGCCCTGACTATACCAAGATCAGTACATGGCAAGATGAGGATGCTTTTGAAGTGAAAGAAACTAAAAAGAATGATGCTGTTAATTCACCTCAGCACTATACTGCAGGTAAGTACGAGGTGATTGATGTCATTGAAGATTGGAATCTGAACTTCCGTCTAGCTAATACTATCAAGTACATTGCTCGACACAATCACAAAGGGAAGCCTTTAGAGGACTTAAAGAAGGCTCTCTGGTATCTCCAGCGGGAGATTGATAAGCATGAGCGAAATAACGCTTGAAGAACTGAAAGAGCGTCTTTCAAGCCTCGATGAGATCACACTGATGGAACTACTAGACCTCCACAGTGATGAACTTGTCGAAGCATTTGAGGATAAGATAGAAGAAAACCAAGATAAACTAAAGAGGATGCTAAATGACGTTTAAAATGAACGCTTACAACGAGTACATCGCCAAGAGCCGTTACGCACGGTTCCTTGACGATAAAGGCCGTCGTGAGCACTGGAATGAGACTGTATCTCGCTACTTCGACTTCATGACTAAACACCTGAAGAAGAACCACAACTATGAGCTTACTTCTGAGCTTCGTGGTAAGCTTCAGGATGCTGTCACAGCTCTGGATGTGGTTCCCTCTATGCGGGCTATCATGACTGCTGGGGATGCTCTGGAGCGTCAGAACATTGCAGGCTATAACTGCTCATACCTGCCCATTGATGATCCTAAAGCCTTTGATGAGGCTATGTACATCCTGCTGTGTGGTACTGGTGTTGGCTTTAGTGTGGAGCAAAAGTATGTCAATAAGCTTCCTGAGATCCCTTCTCAGCTCTTTGAGTCTGAGTCTATGGTTGTCGTTAAAGACTCCAAGGAAGGATGGGCAAAAGCTCTGCGACAAGTTATCGCCTTGCTCTATGCAGGTGAAGTACCTAAATGGGATGTCAGTTCAGTTCGAGCTGCTGGCACAAGGCTTAAAACCTTTGGTGGACGAGCTTCTGGCCCGGAGCCTCTCGTTGAACTCTTTAAGTATGTGGTCAGCAAGTTCAAAACTGCAACTGGCCGTAAGCTTACAAGCCTTGAGGCACACGACATTCTTTGTAAAATCGGCGAGGTTGTCGTCGTGGGAGGAGTCCGACGCTCTGCCATGATTAGCTTGTCTGACTTGAGCGATGATCGTATGGCTCACGCTAAGGCAGGTAACTGGTGGGACGGTAACGGTCAACGGGCTTTGGCTAACAACAGTGCAGTGTACGATGTACGTCCTGATGTTGGTCAGTTTATGCGTGAGTGGAGTAGCATTTATGAGAGTCATTCGGGAGAGCGCGGAATCTTTAATCGCTATGCTTCAGAACTTCAAGCTGGCAAAAATGGCCGACGCAAGCTCAATCAAGAGTGGGGCACTAACCCTTGCTCTGAAATTATTCTGCGTCCTTATCAATTCTGTAACCTTTCTAGTGTTATTGTTCGCAGCGACGATACTGTGGATCGACTTCGGGATAAGATCGCTATGGCGACTATTCTCGGGACTTTTCAATCGACGCTAACACACTTCCCGTATCTGCGTAAGGTGTGGCAGACAAACACTGAAGAGGAACGTTTGCTTGGCGTATCTATGACGGGTATCCTTGATAATCCGTTATTGAACGATCCTGATAACCCTGACCTTCCTGGTCTTCTTGAGGAGCTTAAAAATGTGGCTGTTTCTGTTAATTCTAAGTACGCTGCTGATATCGGTATCAATCCCTCTGTCGCTATCACAGCAATTAAGCCAGAGGGCACCGTTTCTCAGCTTAGTGGTACTGCTTCTGGCATTCACCCTCAACATGCTCGCCATTACATTCGTCGTGTAAGATCTGATAACAAAGATCCTTTGACAGACTTCCTGAAAGCTCAAGGATTCCCTTCGGAGCCTTGCTTTATGAAGCCTGACAGTACGACAGTGTTTAGCTTCCCTATGAAGGTTGCTGATGGTGCTCTGCTTCGTGAGGATTTGGATGCTATTAAGCACCTGCGCCTGTGGTTGATGTTCCAACGTCACTATTGTGAGCACAAGCCTTCTGTGACCATCTCTGTACAAGAACATGAGTGGCCTAAAGTTGGTGCTTGGGTGTGGGAGAACTTTGATGAGATTACAGGTGTGAGCTTCCTGCCAATGGACGGAGGTACTTATCGACAAGCTCCTTATGAGACTATCGACCAAGCTACCTACGATAAACTGGCTGCTGAGATGCCTACGGGCATTAATTGGGAAAACTTT